GGCGGATCAACAGGCCAAGATGGCGGCAGTCCCTACGATGCTAAATCAGCGTTTGGCGGCAAGGGCGGCACACAGAGCGCAGGCGGCGTCGGCGGCACTGGCGGCAGTGCAGGCGGAGCATTATTTGGTGGCGCAGGTGGTGTCGGAAACACTTACGGTGGTGGTGGTGGTGGCGGATATTGGGGCGGTGGCGGTGGCAGCTATAGTGAATCAAATACCATGGCAGGTGCCGGAGGCGGCAGTGGATTCGTTGGAGCAAGTGTGTTAATGGGTGCAACATTCACAGGCGCAGGACAAATTCCTGCATTCTCCTTTGATAACGATCTTGCTAAAAGTATAGATACCTATAGAGGTTGCATGCCTTATGCCTATGGCGGCCATAGTAATGGAACTACCGCACAGTTATCTAACACCTATGGCGGCAGTGGCTATGTGGTTATATACTATTAATAGGAATTAAATTGTGGCACTGGTCCTTGACGGAACACTTGGCTTAACCTATACTGGCGATACAGCAGCCAGTAATAATCTCTCAATACCTGGCAATGTTGGTATTGGTACAGCATCACCTGGCGCACGATTAGAAGTCAAAGGTAGTTCTTCAGATAACGCCACAATCAATATTAACAATAACAGTGGTAATATTTGGAAACTGTGGAATGACAATGGTGCAAGTGGTTTAAATATTCAGTACAACGGAACAACACGGCTTGTTATTGATGCCAGCGGCAATGTAGGCATTAATACCACAGTAATGAATGTCTTTGATGCCGTGGCCGTTAACAGACCCTTAGTTGTAGCACGATCAGATACTAGTACCAGTAGCATTGGCAGTGCTGCTTCTATAACTATTAGTAATCTTGATACAACAACTAATAATGTTTCTCAAATAAACTTTGCTGCAATCACTGGTGCAAATACTAATCATTTTTCATCGGCAATTATTTCTTCTATTCACGGCGCAAGAACCAACGGGCAATATCCAACTGGTATATTAACATTCTCAACATCAACAGCTCTTAATAATGCGCCAAGTGAAAAATTAAGAATTACATCAGCTGGAACCTTAGCAATCACTCAGACTGCTGGAACAAACACTATTGATGTATCAGGTAACGCTACTAGCATTGCCAATGGCGGAACTGTTGGATTTGCCAACGCATCAGGTATGTTAGTTGTTAATAATCATACTAACGGAAATATAACAATATTCTTAGGTGGCGGTGGAATTACTAGTGTAGTATCTTCAGTGGGTGGACAAGTGGGCACATTTGCCTATACCTCCGGTAATGCCGGCTATACTTGGACCAGCAACTACGGAGCAACTGCTACTTACGCATTTTATTTTTTAAAGACTAGACCAACAGCCTAAGGATAATTTATGGAATATACAAGTACAAAAATTGAAGGTCACCCACTAATGTACAGAATAGAAACAGCGTATAACGATACCAGTATTCATTTTAATGTTGTCTGTGGAGTTGACGACTCTGAAATACCAGATCTTGTTGCACATCATATAGAATATTTAGATTCTTTAAAAACAACGGATCAAATTGAGGAATAACTAATGGCAATAGTACTAGATGGCACACTTGGATTAACATATACCGGCGATACAGCGGCCAGTAATAATCTTGCCGTACCTGGTAATGTTGGTGTTGGTACTAGTTCGCCAGTTTCAAATACAAATCAAAAAAGTGTTACTATTAACGGAACGAGTTTTAGTCGTGTTGATTTTCAAGTTGGCGGGTCATCAACAGCGTATATATATTCTGGCTTGTCAAATACAAATCTTGGAACAATTGGGGCCACAGCCATTGCGTTTGATACAAATTCAACAGAACGTATGCGTATTGATACCTCTGGTAGATTCACATTAGCTAGTCAGCCATTCTTTTATGCTACATTGACTGTTGCACAAACAGGATATAATTCAGCAAGTACAGGAGATGTGGTTGTAATTTATAATTCAACTACTACAAATACAGGCAGTCATTATAATACAGCAACCGGTAAATTTACTGCACCCGTTGCAGGAAATTATATATTTCACGCATCAGCATACGCCTCGGGATCTTCATTTCAGCAAAATTGGCTAGTTGTAAATGGATCAAGGATAACTGGTACTGACTGGGTACATGCCTCTTCAACTATGTCGCTAGGTTTTTGGTTGATAAAACTTGCGGCAAATGATACTGTGGGATTTCATGCGTACAATGGAGGAGTAACAAGTACAACAATTAATACTAATAGTGAACACACTTATTTTCGCGGATATTTATTAAGTTAAGGAAACTCATGACAACATATACAGTGACATTATCACAAGCAGAGGATCTAGCACTTGGCTATGTGGCCTACAGTCAAGACGATTGGATTCAAACTGCCGCACACGAAAGATGCAGAGTGGCCATTGAAGAAATTGTAAGAATTTGTGTGGAAAAATGTTTAGAAAATAACATACAAATTCCCGGCAGCAAAGAAGACATGGTCTTACTGGCTTTTGAACAAGCGTGGGTTATTTCTTCCGCTGATAGAATTGCTGCTTCAACACCTATATAATGAACAACTAAATACACTATGGCACAAACAATCAATGCAGATGATGGCGTAATATCAGGGTCAACTGGACTCAAGTTCACTGCTGACACCACAGGTATCTTAGCACTACAAAATAACGGAACAACACGAGTCACCGTTGACGCCAGTGGTAACTTGGTAGTAGGAACATTTACCACATCTATTGCAAAGAAATTTACAGTAGTCGGTGAAGGTAATTTTACTGATGCAAGCAGCACTACTAGACTGTACATGGGATTTGGTACTATCCCCACCACAGGCGGGACTGGTGCATACGTCTATAACGCAGACAATACAGCTTTAGTATTCGGCACTACTAACACAGAACGTATGCGTATCGACTCCTCTGGCCGTGCTATATTTGCCGGCCTAATTTATCACAGCTCCAGCACCGCAGTTGCAGCTGCCGGTACTACACAAGGTACAGCCACTGCTCTTACAGCTCAAATTAATAATGTGACCACAGGCATTGATGGTACTGCAGGAGTTATATTACCCACACCTATTCAAGCTGGTCTAAGTATCTTTATTCGTAACGGATCAACATCACTGTCACTTAGGATCTATCCCCACAGTGGTGGTAATATTTCAGGCACCGGTGTTAATGCTGCTATAGAAATAGAATTTGCTACAGTTTTAGAATTTATTGCCTTTGATACTACCAACTGGTACCTACCCAGCGCGGTACTTTCTTAATTATATTAGATCAATTATATCAAATATTGTCTGTAGTTTTGTTCTAATAATACGATTACTAAAACTATTACGCAGACCTTGATGGAGAGGTTTTGGCGCATGATCTACAGTGGTCCACGACCAACCAATATGTTCATTGCTGAGTGTAGGTATAAACTCTTGATCAATCACACAAAGATATGTGTGAAAATTAAACACTTGATCGTTGCTGACAAATGTTTCAAGTGGTATTGTTTTTAATACTAAAGGACTAAATCCAATTTCTTCAACAATTTCTCGTTGAAGTCCCTGCCATGGATTTTCACCTTCGTGAGTTGTACCGCCTACTAGGCCCCAAGTACCTTGATGTTTACCCTTGGCTTTTTGCACCAGTAAAAATCTACCAGTTGTCTTGGCATAGAACAATGCACCTGAACAGATGATTTTATCAGTTATAGTTCTAGAATCCACATACCCTCTCTATACTCGCCCTCAAAACTCTTAGTCCAAGAGTAGCCATCCCACTTGTACTGTATACCAGTATATATATTAGTTTGATAGACAGGATCTTCTGTTCCTGGATGTTCCGCTGCTGCAAATATTATGTGCCATGCACCAGCACTCCATTCAATAATGTCATTTTCTTCTGCAACAAAATCACTGTTGTCATTGTTTTTCCAAGCATCAGGACCGTCTTCGTTACTGAGATCACCAATTTTTTCAATAATAAGATATCGTACACCTTCAACTGGCACTGGTAAACCAGCACCGGGCCCTTTAGTTTGAGGATTAATAATGGCATTAAATGTTCCGGGGCTAGATACTCTAACACTAACGTAACCATTGTATTCATTTATTGCAGTATTAGTTGGATATGTATCACTGTCCCAGTTTATACTGACCAATGTTTCGTCTAAAGGATTGACAACAAACGTGCCAAACACTTCATGTCCGTTTTCTTGTATTAATCTAATACTGCTATAATCAGCTATGTATTTTCCAGGATATTGATTTAACAATAGTCTCCAATTAATTCCTGGTCCAATTTTGTTAGGCACGCCATAGGGATCATCAATGACCACAGGCTCGTGTGCTCCTAATAATCTGGCCGCACCCGCATATACCATTAGACCATAGCTTGATATTGTAGTTCTAACCTTGGACAAGACAGCACCAGCTGGCGGACCGTAGTCATTAAGGGCAGGATCAATGCCCAACCCTTCAATATAAGTTTCCGGATCATTAATGCCGCCATCCAACACACTGGTAATAATTTTAGTAATAATACCAAGTTGGCGAACTTTGACCGGCGGACTCAACCAGATCGGTGTGGTTAGGTTAACAGTGGCAATGTCAATGGGACTGTCTACACCCACTGGTATTTGTCTTGACGAAAATATAATATCATCTAAATTTAATACACTTAGACTGGTCCAATCGATATAGTTGTCAGTGGTCTGAATTTCAACACTGGGATTAAACAACACCAGAATCTGCTCCATGATCTGTAACTTTTGATCAGTACTAGTGGACCATATCTCAACTTTAAGAGACAGTTTGTAGGGAGTAGGCATGATGCGTTCAACTGTATAGTTTGCACCTTGCTCATTGGTATAGACATCGTCAACAATGTCACGTTCTCTAATATGCAGTTTACCAACATAGGTACTGTCACCTAGTCTATCTCTCTCTAAAGCTAGTCCGCTGATACTGACAGCAATACGTGGAGCACTGTTGATCTTGTTTTCTGAATTTTGTTTGATAATGTTGGCCACTTGACGATCAGCATCACCATACATCACAGGTACTCGCACTAGTGTGCCATCACCGTACTTAACATAAAAATTACTAAAAAATCTTGTAACTTGTAGAATATATCGTCTAATTTGCCCATCGTAATAATGCATCATTATACGTCTGCCTCTGGTTTATATTTAATTGCTTTACTGAGTGCCTGTCGCTCTGGCACTGAACTGGCAAACAACTTCCACTGTATTTGATCACCGTCGGCCGCAGTCTTACTCAGAGTGATAATAGTATTACCGCCTAGACCCGAAGAAGTTGTAGCACTGATTTTAGTATCATTGATATAGGCAGTGGCAATCACTCCAGCGGCATAGGCCACACTAGTTTGAATAGCTGTAGTATTACCAACCGCAGTAACATAGTCTCGACCAATTTGATTCTTTCCAGTTATGTTGGCATTGTTGATGAAACTAGTTTTCTGTGTTTGACGTTGGTCATTGTTGGTCATGGTCATGCGTAGATTATCTTCTACCTTGATCCAAGTAGTACCATTGAAACGGAACAGTCTATTGGGCATAAAATCAGTACGTAGAAAGAAATCATCTCTAGCAGCCGACACTGGAAATTGTATACCGTGACCAAATGGATTTAATAAGTTGTTAAACCCGTTGGGTTCGTTTCCATCGCTGACTAGATAACCAGTGTAACCTTTGCGTAATGGTTTACCGTTAATTTCGCTGGCATCTTCGTTGGCATTACTAGCATCAATATCATCTTCGTCGGCACTTCTAAGTATTGGATTACCTTGTTCATCTACTGACAGCGTGTATAACTGACGTGTTTCATAGCCACTTAACGGAGCATCTGCTTCTGCTTGAGCAATCATAGCATCATTAATTTCGTACTCTTTTCCTCTAGTGCTTAATAAATCACGTAGAGTAGTATCGCTTTCTGTACCGTCAGCATTGGACGCTTTCTGATCAAGAATATCAGCAAACTGTTGAGCGTCAATAATCTTTTTAAGTTTTAATCTGTATAAGTGTGGCCACCATGTTATTGAAAAGCCTTCACTGGCCCGTCCTACATCTTCTATAGCATAGTAACGAGGTAGGCCTATGCTAAAATCATTCAAGGCAAATTCATCACGCAGATGTGGAAACTCTAATACATCACCGCTTAGAGGTTTGCGTCCTACAAGTTTAATCCAATCATTAATATGCACAGTTAGAAAAACTGTGTCATTGTCAATGAACAGGCCAAATTGGCTTAGATTAAAATCAATATTTTGTACGTTATAAACACCACGTACTCGATAAATTTCTGGTTCGTATTTACGATCCCTATTTTCTAAGAACAGCAGATCTTGTATATTAGTAGGTGATAGCGAGTCATAATGCGGCTCTGCTGCGGTAGCATTGCCCTCATCAGTGTTAACTCCTAGATATTTGTGTAGGTAAAGCTCAGTTCCGCCAATCTGAAACATCTCAGAAACTTGGCGGTCAATGAACTTATAATCGTTGCCCTTTTCGGGTTTGTATAGGCTTAAGCGTGGCATAGTAGTATATTTATCGGTAAATAACTATTGTAAGAGAGGAATTCCAATGGATACGGTTACAGCAAATCAAGCGGTACAAGAAGTATATAACTACGTTAAAACCATGCTAGGCGACGGTATGGTCGAGGTAGAACTTGATCCCGTACATTATGAAACAGCATTAAAACGTGCTCTATCACGATTTCGTCAGCGCAGTAGTGCAGCCGTAGAAGACGCCTACTACTTTTTAGAATTAATTAAAGATCAAAACGAATATCGTTTACCTGACGAAATCATCAACGTACAGAGTCTATATCGTAGGGCAATCGGATCTAGAAGTGGCATGGGCAGCGGCGGCACACTATTCGAACCCTTTAACTTGGCCTACACAAACACCTACTTGCTAAACAGCACTATGATGGGAGGTATTGCAACCTATGACATGTTTGCTCAATACCAAGAAATGGTAGGACGCATGTTTGGTTCGTTTATCGAATTCCAATGGATACAGCATAGTCATACTCTACGTATTCTACAGCGCCCTTTTGCTGAAGGGGAGCAAATTATGATCCGTGGTCAAAATTATAAACCAGACTGGGTTATTATTGGAGACATATATGCAGGCCAGTGGATCAAGGATTACACTCTGGCTATATGTAAAACCATACTAGGCGAAGCTCGCGGCAAATTTGCTCAAATTGCTGGCCCAGGTGGCGCAGGTGGTCTAAATGGCACAGACTTAAAGTCCGCAGGCAAAGAAGAAATTGAAAAGTTAGAAAAAGAAATCGAAATGTATGTTACTGGGCATACTGGCACTTATACTTTTGTAATTGGTTAAAGAAAATATTGACTCTGTAATCTTTTTGTTATATAATACACTATACGAGGTGTTTTATGATCATAGGCGTGTGCGGTTTTATCGGGGCGGGAAAAGACACAGTGGCTGATTATCTTACTAATTTTCATGGATTTAGAAGAGAAAGTTTTGCCAATAGTCTTAAAGATGCAGTGGCTCAAGTGTTCGGTTGGGACAGAACCATGCTAGAGGGGCGCACAAAACAAGCCCGTGAATGGCGCGAACAAGTAGATCCGTGGTGGTCAGAACGCTTGAACATGCCTAACCTAACACCACGATGGGTATTACAATACTGGGGCACAGAAGTTTGTCGCAGAGCATTTCATGATGATATCTGGATTGCAAGTTTAGAAAACAAACTACGCACCAGCAAGGACGATATAGTTATATCAGACTGTCGTTTCCCCAACGAAATCAAATCAATCAAAGACGCTGGCGGCATTGTTGTTCGTGTTGTTCGAGGTCCAGAGCCTGAATGGTATGAAGATGCTGTCAATGCAAATCGTGGAGAAAATGGTAATTACTCTTGGGTCACTAGTCGTAGTAGACTTGAAAAGCTGGGTATTCATGCCAGCGAAACAGCATGGGTTGGCACTGACTTTGACAAAGTCTTAGATAATAACAGCACCATTGACGACTTATATAATCAAGTTATAAATCTGGTACCAGATCGCCCTGTGTCCAACGACTCCCTTCTTTATGGAGCACTCTCTGGCAGTTGGCACATACCGTCTTAAGATTTGCAGGACGACAATTATCTAGATCTCCGTCGATGTGGAACACATTAAACTGTTCCTTGTACTTAGATCTAAATCCACATTTTTCACAAGTGTCCTTTTGCCGGTAGCCACTGGTATACCACTTAGGTAGTCCAGTGCTTAGACCTCTAGCACAATGATCGCATTTAGACCTATAGTAAGGTTTTTTTGCTTTATAATAATTTATAGCCGCTGGTCTTAGACCACATTTTTTGCATAGACTTCTCATACCTGCCCTTTTCTTGCCCTTTTCTATATGTATTTAACCTTGGTATTTTAATCAAATCCACTAAATACTATTAGAACAAGGACTCAAGGAGATCAACAAATGGCCCAATTGGAATCACCAGGCGTAGCAGTTACAGTTATAGATGAAAGTTTTTATACTCCAGCTGCTCCCGGAACAACCCCACTTATTATCGTAGCATCAAAACAAGATAAACAAAACGGCGCAGGCACTGGTGTTGCATTAGGCACCACGCAGGCAAACGCTGGCAAAGTATATCTATTGACCAGTCAGAAAGATTTAGCAGACACATTTGGAACCCCAAGATTTATTACTGATAGTAATAACAATCCTGTACACGGTTCAGAATTAAACGAATACGGCCTGCAAGCAGCATACTCATATCTAGGTGTTAGTAACAGAGCCTATGTAGTTCGCGCAGACATTGACCTAGGACAATTAGAAGCAAGTGCAGAAGCACCCACCGGTGAACCTGTAAACGGTACTTACTGGGTAGACGTGGGATCAACAAAATTTGGTATTTTCCAATGGAATGGCGAACCTGCTAATGTAACAGGGGGCCAGACTTTTACAAATAAAGTTCCTCTAGTTATCACTGACGCCGCTAAAGTATTAGATGGAGGTCAACCAAGAACTAGTATAGGTTCGGTAGGAGACTATGCTGTAGTTGCAACTTCAAGTACTTTTAGAATCTGGTACAAATCACCAGCAATTGGGCAATATAGGCCTGTTTTGTGGGTAGAAGTAGGCAGTGCCGACTGGGTTAACAGCTGGCCTACATTGACCACTGGGGTCGTTGACCTTACTAATATTAGTGATCTATCTCAGTTTAATATTAACGATCAATTAATAACCATTGAAGCAGCCATTCCTGGAAGTCCTACACTGCAAGATATTGTAGATGCTATTAATTTAGATACTCCCGAAGGTACAGTTGCCGTCGTCCGCGCAGGCAGAATTCTTATATATTCTGATTTTGAACCAATTGTGATCGACAGCACCGGAATAGTCCAAGAAGATCTTGTAGATTTTGAAGCATTAGGGGTAGTAGAACCTGGCGTGGCAATCCCTGTTCCAACTATACAAATCTCAAAACATACTCAAGTTCCTAATTGGAGTTTAAAAGGTGACGAACCTCGTGTATCAGGAAGTGTGTGGATTAAAACTACTGAATATAATGCTGGAGCAAAATGGGTTGTAAAACGTTACGATTCTTCTACTTCATCTTGGGTAACACAACTGGCTCCATTATATCCTAATGGCTACTCGGCACTGTACGGTTTAGATGTAGCAGGTGGTGGCTCAAAACTTCCAATAAACACTCTTTACATCAAAACTAATGATGGCGAAAGTGATCCAGTAATAGCAGATTTTAAAGTATATCGTCGTAGTGCAGTTGGCGCAACAACTATCACATCGGATGTTATTACCGACACAACATTTACAGACGGTGTAACATATCAAGTAGCTATAAGAGAATCATTAAAGGGCCAAGATACTCTAGGTAATGAAGTTATTGTAAGCATTATTGGCGCTGACCCACTTGATCTTCCAAGCGGCGCTCTTACAAAAGCTCAGGCAGATGCAGAATCATTAGCAGCGGCGATCTCAGAGGCAACCGACATTGACGGCAACGGATTTTTTAATCTAACAGCAGAAGTTACTGCCCAAAATAAAGTTAAGATTACACATCTATTAGGCGGTGATTTTGAACTTGTAGACGACACTGCTCAACGAACTATTGCAACGTTATTTGTAGGTGACTCTAATTTCTTCGAAGCGCCACCGAGTATTCAAGACGATATTGAAGATCCTAATCATTTTTTAGCATCATTATGGAAACCACTAAGTGGTGCTGTGAACAGTATAACACAACCTACTACTGAACCAGAAGATGGCACATTGTGGTATAATTCGATATACGACGAAGTTGATTTATTAGTGCATAATGGTAGTGCATGGGTTGGTCTGCAATATGACGGATTAACAGGGTTATCGGATACAGCATCACCATTCAGTGGTACAGCAGATATTAACGGTCCTATTACTTCTTCTACAATGCCGACGAAACAAAGTGATGGCATAACAGATCTAGGTGAAGGCGACATATGGATTGATCCTAGCCAACCTGAATTTTATCCTTTTATTTTTAAGTGGAATACATCAACGTTTAAATGGGATCAGTTAGATACAACAGATGATACCACTGAAAATGGAGTTTTATTTGCAGATGCTCGTTGGGGAGTCGACGGCGGAACTTCTACAGTTGCAACAAAAAGCACTATTAAAGAATTATTGTCAAGCGATTACGTAGACCCAGATTCTCCTGTTCCTGCACTATATCCAAGAGGTATGTTGCTTTGGAACACACGACGATCAGGTTGGAACGTGAAAAAATACGTTAAAAATTATATAGAGACAGAGGCTGACTCAATTAATAGTCGTCAAGGTGGTGTTTCGACTACAAATTACTTCCCGCATCGTTGGGTAACTGAATCAGGTAACCAAGAAAACGGTGCAGGACGTTTTTCACGACAAGCTCAAAGACAAGTGGTGTTAGTTGCATTAAGAGCACTGGTCAACAGTAATCAAGAAATACGAGATGAAGAAAGTCGAGTGTTTAACTTAATTGCTGCGCCTGGATACGAAGAACTAACTGGACCAATGGTTAACTTAAACTATGATCGTGGATTAACAGCGTTTGTTGTAGGCGACTCACCAAGTCGTTTACCACCTGATGCTACAAGTTTAAGCAACTGGGGCACCAACGTTTACGGCAGTGTTATAGACGATGTACTCGGATTAGTTACAAATGATGAATACTTAGGTGTATTTTATCCATGGGGATTCACTAGTGATAACTTAGGTAAGAACATTGTTGTACCACCAAGCCATATGATGTTACGTACTATTGCTCTAAGCGATAATGTAAGTTATCCATGGTTTGCTCCTGCAGGTACACGCCGCGGTGGGATTACCAATGCAAGTGCAGTTGGATACATTGATTTTGTATCAGGCGAGTTTCAAAGCGTAGCACTGAATACTGGACAACGCGATGTACTGCAAAAAATTTGTAAAGTCAATCCGTTGACATTTATCACCGGTACAGGACTTGTTAACTACGGTCAATTGACTCGTGCTAGAAATGCAAGCTCATTGGATCGCATCAACGTAGCTCGACTAATAGTTTATCTACGTCGTCAACTAAACAATCTAGCAAAACCATATATCTTTGAACCAAATGATAAGATTACTAGAGATGAAATTAAACAAGCCGCTGAAAGTCTAATGTTAGAATTAGTTGGACAACGTGCCATATATGACTTCTTAGTTGTATGTGATACTAGCAATAACACGCCGACAAGAATTGATCGTAATGAACTATATCTTGACATTGCCATTGAGCCAGTTAAAGCAGTTGAATTTATCTACATTCCACTACGCTTGAAAAATACCGGTGAAATCAAAGGCCTTGGCGGCAAATAATTAGGAGATAAAAATGGCAATTGCAACACTTTCAAAATTTACAGTACCTTTAGCTAGCGATCAGTCAGCTAGCGCACAGGGTATGTTAATGCCAAAATTAAAATATCGCTTCAGAGTGATGTTTGAAAATTTTGGTGTATCAACTCCAACAACTGAATTAACTAAGCAAGTTATTTCAGCAGCTCGTCCTAATGTATCGTTCGCACCGCAAAAAATTGAAATTTACAATTCAACAGTTAACTATGCTGGTAAATACACATGGGCACCAATTGCTGTTAATCTTCGTGATGATGTCACTGGTGCAGTCAGTAAGTTAGTCGGCGAACAGATGCAGAAACAATTTGACTTCTTTGAACAAAGTAGTGCAGCCAGCGGTGCTGACTATAAGTTTACCATGCGTATTGAAATGCTAGACGGCGGCAACGGCGCCAATGCAGTCACTGTCTTAGAAACATGGGAATGTTATGGTTGCTTTGTAGTTTCAGCAAACTATCAAAGTATTGCCTATAGTGAGCAGACTCCTGCACAGATTGATCTATCAATTCAAATGGATAACTGTATACAAACTCCGCAAGGAACAGGTATCGGTTCAGTAGTGGGACGTACAATAAATACGCTGGCCACAGGCGGCGGTATTTAATAATAAAAGGACTGGCAACAGTCCTTTTTTATGGGTTGTTATTAACTACGTAGTTAATTTGGTTCGATAAATAATTACATGGCAAACTTATTCGAAGGCTTTCTAAACAACACACTTTATGGTGCTACACATCCTAAAGGGCAACTAGGCGACTTTCAACATGCTGCCCGGACCTTTACAGATGATACTTTTAGACTAGCACCTAAACAAAAATTCTTATTTCATGTTAGTTTTAGCATTAACACTGATGCTCTTAAAAACACTTCACTAGATCAACGACACCGTAATGAAATCAACCTCATGGTGAAGAGTGTTGCTCTACCAAATTTTACTATAAAAACAGAAACGGTAAATCAATACAACAGAAAAAAGATTGTACAAACACAAATAGATTATCAACCAGTTTCTTTTAAATTCCACGATGATAACATGGGGTTAGTAAATCAATTGTGGCAAAACTATTATGGTTACTACTATGCAGATTCAAGAACAGCAAAATCAATCCCTGGATCTTATAATAGAACTAGTATGCGTGGACAAGAATTTATTAGAGGACGTTACGGGTTTGACAATGATAGTTCTATTCCGTTCTTTAGAAAAGTGACAATATATCAAATGGCTAGACATCAATTTGTTAGCTATACTCTAGTTAATCCTATCATTACTTCATGGAACCACGAACAATTAGATTATGCAAATGGTTCCCCCCACGAAAACAGTATGTCGTTAGGCTACGAAGCAGTGTATTATGGATCGGGTAGAGTTCAACGAGGTAATCCTGAAGGATTTGCTCTAGAACATTATGATCTAAGTCCAAGCCCGCTGAGCGTAGCAGGTGGGGGCACGGCAAGTTTGTTTGGAGACGGCGGAGTTATTGCCGGAGCATCAGAAGTGCTCGGTGATATTTTTAGTGGCGGCGCATTTGAAAATCCTGCTAATTTTATCTCAACTGCAATTAAAACCGTTAACACTTATGAAAATTCTAAGAGATTAACCAATGCTGGAATTAAACAGGAAGGCAAGAATATAATTACTAAAACTCTTAATTCTGTAGCTACTCAAGGAGTAAGCGGAATCAATGGCGTTGCGTTCCCACAAACACAGGTTAATTCTACAAATACTAAAGCTGTACCTAGATTTTAATTATGATAAACAATTTACCCCAATCAACTAATAAAGACAGTTCAACGGAAGTCAAAAGTTTCTTTGATAAATTTTTCCTGCATGAAGTAAGTTTCCCAGCCGCTGAAATTGACGCTATTGTGACGTTCTTTTTAAAAAGAGGATTTGATACAGATGCTAGCCGTAGTGTTGCTATCATACTATTAAATCAAGCTAGAAATGATAATGTTAATGTTTTTAAATTAATAGATACGCTTAAAGGTCTAACTGATCTACAACTAAGCCAAGTAGTTGCAGAAGTTCTTAACAATTATCGAGAAAAAACTAGCGTCATGGGTTATAAAATTGCCCCCATTGACGATACCTTTGAAAGTCGTAATATTCTAGTATGAGTCGTTTTGCTCAGGGTAAATTTGTTCCTAAGAATCCACAAAAGTACATAGGATTAAAAACTCCCACATATAGAAGTAGTTGGGAATGGCAGTTTATGCAGTTCTGTGATACAAATGCAGCCATACATCAATGGGCATGTGAAGCAATAAGAATTCCCTATAGAAATCCTCTGACTAACAAAAATTCTATATATGTTCCTGATTTTTTTATACAATACGTTGATGCTAAAAGTCGAACAAATGTAGAACTAATTGAAATTAAACCGCAAAATCAAGCATTTTTAGAAGATGTAGGTAAGAGTAAAGTACGACAAGCACAGTATATTCAAAATCAAGCTAAATGGGCCGCTGCTAATGCATGGTGCCGACAGCAAGGCATAAAATTTAGAATTATCACTGAAAATGACCTGTTTCACAACGGCTCAAGATAAGTAAAGTATGACTAAAAAACTTGAGGAGATTTTAAATCTTCCAGAAAATAAAAAACTTATTAAAGCTGAGGAAAAGCGAAAAGATGATCTTCCTCAAGCACAGCCATTCCTTAGAGACATTGAAGAATTTGATAAAATTTCACAATCACTACCTCAGGTCAAAGGACTAGGCGATGCCAGCGATGCAGAGTTTGATTCATTGGCGCAACGTGCTACAGATGCCTACGACGACCTAATGGATTTAGGCATGAATGTAGAAGCACGGTACAGTGGCCGTATCTTTGAAGTAGCAGGCGGCATGCTTAAAAATGCCATTGACGCAAAGGCTGCAAAGATTGATAAAAAACTTAAAATGATTGAGCTTCAACTTAAAAAACAAAAGTTAGATCAAGATGCTCAGGGCGGCGAAGGCGGCCTTACTATTCCAGGCGACGGTTATATTGTTACAGATCGCAATAGTCTACTGGAAAAACTAAAAAATATGAATAAATAATGTATACGGAATCTATTATGACCTCATTTAAAGAATACCTAGCAGAAAGCAAAAAAACTTACTCGTTTAGAGTTAAAGTTGCCGGCGAGATAGAAAAAAATCTTGCATCTCGTGTCAAAGAAGCATTGGCAAAATACGACTGCGGAAAAGTAAGCGCAGCCAAAAGAACACCTATCCAAGAAACTCATATAGATTTTCCGGAACTTAAGAACATAGAAGTTAACACATTTGAACTCGAATTAAACTATCCAACAACTAGTTTTGTTCTAAAAAATGAGTTATCTGAAAAATTAAATATCCCCCAAGCATTAATTAAAGTTCGTAATCCAATAGAAGAAGCGGAAGCGGAAATGAATCATGCCCACATGCTTGCACCGGGGAACGGTGAATCGTTATTGGAAAAAGATTACGAAAAAAATGCTGATGGTCAAAAGCTAGTTGGACAAGATCACGTTACTAGTTTCTTAAAAGAACTTAATAAAATTAATGCAGATCGTAAAGCGAGTATAACAAAAACAGCATCAACAGAAAAAGTTGAATCAACTACTGTAGAATTTGAAACTCCTAAAGAAGGTCGTAAAGGTCCATTAGGCGGCATTAAAAACATTGATCCACAAAAAGGAAAAACAAAATGAATTTTAGAGACTTATATCAAAAAATTAAATCTATCGAAGAAGCCGGTCCGGCAATGATGGATCCCAATGCAATAATGCAACAACAAATGGGCGCAATGCAAGCTAAGATGCCTAATTTAGATCCTGCCACTATGATGAAGAATCAACAGGCAAGAATGGCACAGATGAAGGCCAAGCAACCTGTCTCTTCACAAGGTACATGGACGCAGCAAGGTGTTCCTGCAGGCCAACCGGCTGCACCAACAGCACCAACTATGCCAGTGCCGCCAACACCGCCACAAGCCACAGCAACAACTACAGGCGGTACTGCTACAACAAGAACATCCACCGCACCAGCAGCAGCACCAACTCAAGATGTAGATTGGGAAGAATCAATCGATAACACTCCAGAAAAGCCTGTAGAAGAATGTGGGCCAATGGGGCCAAGTGGTATGATGGGTATGCGAGATCAACAGCAAGACAGTGTCAACATGAATCTTAGCATGAATGGCCAAGGCGTTGGTGGTATTAGAGATTTAATGTCAATCTTAAAGAACATTGAAACTGGCGGCAGCGCCGACCGTGTGCAACCTGATAATCTTGAACTAGATATTAAGAGCATGCCTCATCCACACGAAAAACCAGACCATAGCGAGCACGATGGCCTTGTGTTTGGCAACGACATGGAAGAAGAATACGCTAATCAACCTGATGAAATGTACTCAACTATTGACGATATTACAAATATTGGATCAAATGCTGGTCGTGGCGATAACGAGCGTCCAAAAGTTAATGGAGGTGGTAACCCTTATACCGCTACTTCAGAAGGTATTAAACGACAATTACAAAATCTATATCAAGAAGTTAAGAGTAGATAAACTGACTTTAAGTCGCTCAAATGGGCTCTTCGGAGCCCATTTTTTTTAGTAAATAAGCATATGGGAAAAAGCCTCGACGGCGTCTTAATTAAAAAGGCGCACAAGCAAGAACGATTCACTGAACAACAGGTTCAAGAAATGCTCGCCTGTGCAGATCCTGTCACGGGTTACGATTATTTTGTTAAAAATTTCTTTTATATACAACATCCTGTAAAAGGAAAATTATTATTTGAACCGTATGGATATCAAGAACGACTGCTACACAGCTATCACGATAATAGATTTAACATTAACATGCTGCCTCGACAAAGCGGTAAGACAACCTGTGCCGCTGGATATTTACTATGGTTTGCAATGTTTCGTCCAGATCAAACAATCCTAGTGGCCGCGCACAAGTATACAGGCGCCCAAGAAATTATGCAGCGTATTCGATATGCCTATGAAGATTGTCCTGATCATATCCGTGCAGGTGCAACAAACTACAATAAAGGTAGTATAGAATTTGACAACGGAAGTCGTATAGTAAGCGCAACGACCACGGGTAACACAGGGCGTGGTATGAGTATATCTTTACTATATTGTGACGAGTTTGCCTTTGTGCAACCCAACATTGCTACAGAGTTTTGGACTTCTATCTCCCCTACACTGGCTACTGGTGGTCGAGCAATTATTACATCAACACCCAACAGTGACGAAGATGAATTTGCAACTATCTGGAAAGAAGCCAATAAGAAATTTGACGAATTTGGTAACGAAACTGCGTTAGGTATTAACGGATTCTTTTCTTATACAGCCCACTGGAATGAACATCCTGATAGAGATGATGCGTGGGCAGCAATTGAAAAAGGACGTATTGGAGAAGAACGTTTCCGTCGTGAGTACGGTTGTGAATTCTTAATCTATGACGAAACTTTGATCAACAGTATTAAACTTAGCGAACTAGAAGGAAAAGAACCTGTTAGTCGAATGGGGCAAACTAGAATATATAAAAAACCAAAAGCAGGCAACATATATGTTGTTAGTCTTGACCCTAGTCTGGGTACCGGTGGAAATTATTCTGCTATCGAGGTAATAGAATTGCCTAGCTTTGAACAAGTTGCCGAGTGGCATCATAACGAAACTCCTATACAAGGACAAGTACGAATACTTCGAGATATTTTAAAATGGATTGAAGACAATGTAGGTTCGGATAGTGCCGGGGATATATATTGGTCAATAGAAAACAATAATATAGGAGAAGCTGGACTAGTTGTAATTAAAGACATAGGCGAAGATCAGTTTCCGGGACTGTTTGTATCAGAACCAATGCGTAAAGGTCATATACGTAAGTTTAGAAAAGGTTTTAATACTACTCACGGTAGTAAAATTGCTGTGTGTGCTAGATTAAAGCATTTAATTGAATCTAATACACTTAAAATAAACAGCAAACCGTTGATAGTTGAACTTAAAGCATTTATAGCACAAGGCGTAAGTTTTAAAGCAAAATCTGGAGAATACGACGATTTAGTATCGGCGTTGTTGCTGGCAATACGGATGAGTCAGGTATTAGCAGATTGGGATCCTAGAGTATTTGAAACATTAAGCAGCAGAGGAGAGTTTGGCGATGAAGACTTTGAGCCGCCAATGCCAATATTTGTTTCTTCGGGCATGTGATAAATAGTACTATGAATGCAAATCTAAATAATATCGCCGAAGAACTGTTTGGAAAAATACGTACAAGATTTCCTAAGATTGACTTAGGAGATGAACAAGGTAAAGTTATTGACAACGAAGATCAGCTTAAAAACGCAAGATTTTTTGATTTTGACTACGTTAAAGAAGGTGTGAGTTTAGGATCAGTTTCTATTAAGTTGTCAGAAGAGAAGGGATTGACAGTTATGTACAGTAATGACATAGCAGAAGGTCAATCACAAAATATTGTTAATGAATGGTACGGATTCTTAAAATCATTAAGAGAATTTGCAAGAAGAAGACTGTTAAATTTTAGTACTAGAAATCTTGTTAAATCTAATTTAGATAAACGAGATTATAATTTTTTATCCAAAACTGGCGGAGACGGGCAAATGACAGAAAGTAAAATGCGAGGAACTAATAGAACTAGTTTCCAAGATATAGGCGAAGCAAAAATTATTGTCAAACATTCACAGAATGTAAACTATGATAATCCAGCTGGAAGAACACTACACATTGAAAGTATTTTTATTGAAAATGCTAACGGTGAGCGATTCTTATATCCTTTTAAACATCTAAATGGTGCTAGAGCATTGGCACAACACGTTGCTCATGGCGGTAATCCGTATGATGCTATCGGCGAACATGTCATTGGCCTTTCAGAGGAATTATCAAAATTACGATTCTTTAAAGGTTATGTTGGACGCCAAGATCAAATTTCAGAAGCAATGAGTTCAGTTACTGGTAAAGTTATCGAACGCATTGAACAAGTTAAAAAAGAAATTCATCAATTACAAAGCGCCACACATTATAATTCATTTGTAGAATCATTTGCTCAATCTGAAGCACAACAAATCCCAGAAGATTTAGTTAATGATTGGGTTGACAAATTAACTATTCGTAATTTTAACGAAGCATTGAAAGATGTTTTCCCCTACATTTATAAATTAGTTGGTGAAAATTCTAACGTTACAGAATTAACACCTGATGATTTACTAGGTGAAGAATCAGAAGAAAAATGTGATGACTGTCGTAAACCAGTCGACGATTGTGAATGTGATGATCACGACCACAACAAAGATATTAAAGAATTTTCAGACTTTGAATACGCATTAGAAGATATTATTTCCGAAGATGAAGGTATTACTAGCAGTGATGATGAAGTAAAATCAGCAGCATTAGAAAAATTAAATCAATTCTTATCAACAAATCCTACAGCAGGAACCGACGGTACTAATGCTACTATGAGTTTAAAAGACATTATTAAAGATGCTAAATTCATTAGTGTGCTTAAGAGTCTTCCAGGAGAAACAGAATTAGCTCCGGTTATTAAAGGTTATCTAGAAACAGAACACCCCGAACTAGTTGATCAAGTAACATTCCCTGAAGCAGGAGCAACACCAGTTGCACCAGCACCAGTAGCGGCAGAGCCAGTAGCGGCAGAAACACCACCCGCAGCACCAGCTGCACCAGAACAAGGAGCAGCAATGCCATTAGAACAACCAGTAGCAGCAGAAAGTAGTGATGACGCACCATTTGACGGCGGCCGTCCAATAAAAGATAAAAAAGATCAATTTGGTAACGTTGTTAAAAAACGTGCCCAACATTCAGCCAAGCAGGGACTTGCCGCAGCCATTGAAAAGGCACGTAAAGCAGGAATGAAAAGTGAAGACATTATCGAAGTCGGAGGACAAAAAATGTCATTAAGTGAACTTGCAGAACGTGCCGGCATTGAGCTAACACCACATCCAAAAGAGATTGTGGAGTTTATCAAATCATTCTATGACAGAGAGCATGGAACATTTCCTAAAGGTGAGACAGGTGTATTAATTGCCACAGAAAAGAAATTTGGTGACAGTGCTACACCGATTGCACATCGTGTTATTGAAACACTATCACAGATTAGTGAAACACACCGTATGAGAAAATTAGCCGGCCTGAGACCAGATAATATGGCATTTGAAAGTGTTACATACGAATCATTGATGTTAGAAGCACCAGATCCGGCTGTAATGCAACTACAACAACAATTGATTGCCAAGGGTGCAAAGATTAAAGCCGACGGTATTATGGGACCAGCTACGCAGGCTGCTCAGGCACAATTTGGTATTAGTCCAGCAGCACAGGCCGTAGGTACAACACCAGCTAAAGGTAATAAACCAGATGGCACACCTGGCCAAAGACCTACTATGCCAAGAGATCCACGCCTGTTAACAAACATCGATGGCGGTGCCGGAGCAATTGCCCTTGCACAAGCCAGTGCTGCTAGAAATCAGAAAAAACCAGCAGGCTCAGCAGCTCAACCAACGCCGGCAGCTCCGGCAGCTCCAGCAGCACCAGTTGCACCAATCAGCGGTGGCGGTACTCCAATGAATGCCGCAGATCTAGCAAAAGCACAAGGTAAAGAACCGGCACCGGCTGCAGAACCAGCAGCAGATCCAAATGCACCGGAACAAGCAACTATGGCAGATGGTCCAGCAGGTAGCCAAGCTCAAACAGCAGGCGGCTCGAATGAATTAGCCAAGGCCGGCATAATGGGTGGTAAACCAGCAGCAGCACCAGCAGCAGATCCAACCGCAGCAGTTAATCCAATGGCTGGTTTTAAAAACAGTGGCGGTAATGGAGGCGGAGCTGGTCCATCATATGCAGGCCAAGGCGGCAATCAAACTACAGCCGC